CTCAGGTACAAGCATCGGAAGGCGGTCGGAACCACCGGCCAAGACTCGGTACCTAGGTCACCCCTTTGAGAACAGTAGCGGTACTGTTTTCTTAACTCTAGACGGAGGAATCAGATGGAGACTAGATTTGGCCCTAAAGACGAATTGCGATTTCGCACACGTTCGGCTGGCCTCCCCAACTCCCTTGGGAAGTTGAAGGCAGGCCGGTCGATCGTGTACAATCCCACAAATGGCAAGGAGACAACGGCTAACTCAGCCGACGTCTTTTCATCCGGCTCTGTCGGACAAGGACCTGCGGTCGAAGAACGGTGCTGGGATGCTTTGCATTCCGGCCCTCCGTTTCGCGACGGTGGTCCCTTTGCCCATATACGGATTGAGAGGCCAAACTTTACTATACAAGGAGGAGGGACGTGGGAGTGCGGGGTTTATGAGCCTCGTCCCACACTGAACCAACGCTACACCGGTGGATTTTTCGATCCACTTTGGCTTTCGACGTGGGATACCGCCATTGGGGCGGCTATCCTTAACTTCAAGCCCGGTGCAGTGTCAACCCAGTTTAATCCCTCTAATCTGTCTTCCCTCGGAGACGCAGCCTATAACAGGTTGCGACCCAAAATCGAGGTTGCTGGTCTCGCGCAGGCAGTTGCCGAAGCGCGGGACATCCCACGTATGCTACGAACCACGGCGAAGGGGCTGGCCCAGCAATGGTCCAATCTCAAGAGCCTAGGAGGGTATAAAGTCCCTCTTGAGAGCATCACGCGAGGATCAAAGCCCAAGGAATTGGGCGATCAGTACCTCAATTTTATGTTCGGGTGGAAACCGTTCGTTAAAGACGTCAACGACGTATGTCGTATAGTCGTCAATGGACACGACATTATTGAGCGCAAGAAGGCTCAAAATGACAAGTGGCAACGACGGTCCTTCTACGAGGATGAAATCCGGTCCGAGACTGTCATCTACACGGCTGGCATCACCGGTGTTGCACCTGTGACTTCCAGCTCAGGTATTGGCAGGATCGTTCAGAACCTAGGTAAGTCCTATACCGTGACGCTCGAGGAAATTGAGCGCACTTGGTATCAGGGCGAATTTAAGTTCTATTATCCGGAGTTCGACAGCAACCATTGGACCGCAGGTTACCCGTCTCTTCAGAGGGTAATGCAGTACGCGGCCATATCCGGTCTAAAGATGGACCCGGTGCTGTTGTACAAGCTGATTCCATATACTTGGTTGGTCGATTGGTTTGCCGGGGTCGGAGGCTCTCTTCAGAGGCTCCAAGACATGGCAACCGATTCTGTCGTTTCCAAGTATTTCTACATCATGCGTCAGCGGACCTTCCGTTACAGGCTGAGATCGCAGTTTGTCACGTCATTAGGTTCGCACGATTACTCGTGGTACTATGGTGGTACTGCGAAAATGCGAAGCGCAGGAAGTAGTCCGTTCGGTTTTAACCTGACTACCGGTAACCTTACCGGTATGCAGCTCTCGATTCTTGGTGCCCTTGGATTGTCCAAGTGGAAACCGTGAACCTACCGGCGCTGTGGTTAACAAAGGCTCCTGGCTTGAGCACCAGGATGTCCGCACAGCGACAACGCTCATAAACTTTGGAGGTCTACCACCATGTTCAACGACCCACAAGGGCCATTAACATTTACAGGCGTAACCGGTACCCCGTTCACCTTGAATAGGATACCTTCGGACGGCACTTCCACTGTCTATGCGACAGCGGATGATACCTTACGACTGATGATTTCTCATCAAGTCACAAAGGCGGACCGGGTTAGATCCCAGTTCGAGTTCGTCCATAAGAAGATCGTAACTAACCCGTTGGATTCATCCAACGATTACGATACGGTCACGATTAGGCTGCTGATAGATCGACCGTCCTACGGTTGGAGCGCGGCTGACATCGACGCCCTCTGGACAGGCATCAAGACCTGGGCCAATACTGCCACCATGCTGAAAATCTACGGGAAGGAAGGCTAGTCCTTCTGAACCCCGCGGACAGTATGGTACTGTCGTTTTGTGGCTCTTAGCTGGTCAATAGATCGGCCGGTTGAGCATGCGTGGCTCGATGGCACACCTCCCCTTGTGGAAGGAACCATGAAAAGCGACGCAAGAGATCTGCTAGAGTTGCTGACCTACATCCTTAAGGATGTCGTCAGCTGGTGTCCCGCTAATGTCTCTGTTTTACGTGACCTGCAGACGTTGCAGGCACGGGTCGAAACGGAAGGCGTATCGTTTTTAACGATTACGCTCCCCCAGTTCTGCAGAGACTTTGAACAAGCTCTGCAGCAAGGGGTCATTGGCTCAACCCACTTCCGGAATTTCCGGAAGAGAGGGCTAATCCCTGCGTTTCTGCAGGGTATAACCAGCCACGTTTTCGACCAAGAGTCAGGAAGGTTACGTAATGAAGTTAACCCCATCTTCATTGAAGCAGTCAGGCATGTGTGCCTGGCTTTCAAAAAGTTGGAGCTGCCGTGCACTCCCGCAAGGGAGTCCGCGGCGCTTGATAACTTTGTTCGCGTTGAGCAAAGTCTTTCAGAGTTTTCTGCCTCGGCAGATGACACGGCGGAATTCGCTCGTGTTGCTGCAGTGTTGTGGGATAACGCTCTGGTTGACGTTCGCGTTGATCAGCTTATCCCGCGGCACGGACCCGGGGCCACTGCCGAAGGTATTTCTGGCAACCAGAAGTATCGATGGAGTGAGTGGTACGATCGACTGGAGAGATCATTCCCCATCATCGAGAACGGCTATTCCATAGCCGCCGTTGATGACGAATGCTTCAGTGACGTAACGATTGTGCCAGAGAATAAGGAACGACCCGTTCGGGTTGTCCTTGTTCCCAAGACTTTGAAGGCTCCCCGCGTTATCGCAATAGAGCCTGTTTGCATGCAGTATGCACAGCAAGCAGTTCGTGCAGAGCTTTATGCTCGAATCGAAAGGTACTGGTTGACCGCTGGTCACGTGAACTTCACGGATCAGTCGATTAATCGGGCCTGCGCGTTAACGTCTTCGAAGACGGGTCAATTGGCCACCATTGACCTATCAGATGCCAGTGATAGGGTCCCACTATCGTTGGTTCCCTACATGTTTAGGTCTAATCCCGACCTTTGGGAGTTGATCGATGCATGTAGATCGAGGAGTGCGGACCTCCCTGACGGGAGGCATGTAGCAAAGCTACATAAATTCGCATCGATGGGTTCTGCTCTCTGTTTCCCGATAGAGTCGATGTACTTCTACACAATTGTGGTAGCGGCTCTGTTGGCGGCAGATAATCTTCCTCCAACGCAAGCTCACGTCTACGAAGTGAGTAGAAGCGTTTTTGTGTATGGCGACGATATAATCGTGCCAGCCGTACACGCGGGAATTGTGCTCGATTACCTGCAAAAGTACAACTGCAAGGTAAATGAGTCGAAGACTTTCCTGGTGGGAAAATTCAGGGAGTCTTGCGGACTGGATGCCTACGATGGACACGAGGTCACACCGATCTATGTTCGGCGTATGCGTCCGAAGCACAAGCAGCAAGCACACGAGCTAGTCTCCTGGATAGCAACTGCTAACCTCTTCAACCAGAAGGGGTTGGAGCAAACTGCAGACTTCATGTTTCGCACATGTGAAGTCATACTAGGGCCGTTGCCCTATGTATCCCGGGAGTCCTCTGTGCTTGGTCGAGTATCAAATCTCGGGACCGTCACCGTTGAGAAACGGTGCGGTAAGCTGCACACTGGTTTAGTGCGTGGCTATCTCCCGAGTCCTGTCTACCGCAGTGACAGTGTAGATGGGTACTCGGCCCTCCAGAAGTCACTGATGCGACTTACCTCTCGAGAGCTAACCGCTCCGACACCATACTTCTCTCGTGAGAGAGAGGGATGGATGATCCGTTTGGATGAGGAGATTGCATCAGATCCGCTTCATATGGAGCGAACTGCATTGCGCGGCGCAGTTACACTAAAACGCCGCTGGGTGCCAGCGTAAAATACGCTGGAAAGGGGTGACAGCCTTCTGTCACAAAGGGGTCCATTGCGATCGCCTCCGGGCGTTCCCAGTGCAGTGCAAGGC